AAAAGCAATCCAATTGTGTTTGACAAGCTTAGACGACAATTTCAAGCCGCTATGAAGCAAGGCTTGTTATCTCCAGAGCTTGAAGCAAAGATTAACCATAACTTAGCTTTGAATTTTGGTGAAGGCGCAAGCATTCGTGATCCCCAAATATGGAACATGGCAAATACGTTTGAAAAACGTAGAGCATTGGCTGAGCTAATGATGGGACAAGGCATTCCCCCCAAAAAAGGCGGAGTGGCTCTTGGCGGAGAAAAAAGCGGTAACGGGGTAATCTTCCAGCCAACACAGACTTTGATGCAAGAAACTGAACCCAGTCTGCTTCATCCTGAGCATGGCGGTGATATTCCAACATTTGCGGCAGGCCCCCGCTTGTTCCAACTGGAGAAGGAAGCCTCATACCGCCCTGACCTGCACCCCGGATTCCCTATGCTGATTCACGGCAAAGACTTGGGCAAGCGCATGAATCCTGTTCCGACCGAAACCTATTTGCCTGACTGGCATAAAGCATTCAAGAAGTCTGCTGGTGGACGCAAGCCCGGTTACTATGATCTGGCGCTGGGTGTCAAAGGCCAAGGCTTGCCATCGCAAGAACTGACTGACGCATATATCCGCCATTTGATGACAGAAGGCTTCAAGCGCGGCGGCGCAGTGCGCATGGCTGATGGCGGTCAGGTTGATGTCCAAAGCATTGGCGTAGAAGAAGCCCCCAGCATGGATGTCAAGGCGTATTTCCCGCCCCGTCCTGCCCAAGGTAATATGTTGCCCGTTGGTGGAATACAGCAGGCTCAGCAGGCTCCTATGCAGCCTCCTCCGCCTGTACCTAATCAGCAGCCCCCGCAGCAACCAAGCCCTGCGCCAATTCAGGCTGGTCAACCGCCTAGCAACATCCTCCAGATGACTCGTCAGGGTCAGGCTATGAATGCCATGACACCTCCGCAGATGGCTCGTGGCGGTCATATTAATCGTGATGCCATGATGCTTGCACTTATGAACCGCAACAAGAAAGTAAAGTATGGATGACTTGCAAGAAAACGAAGATGGTTCAGTTGACGTTGAGATGCCGGATCTGACAACTGAAGTGCAGGAGATGCCTGATGGCTCTGCTGTGGTGACGATGGAAGATATTGAAGGCCCGCAAGAATCGCCTGACTTCTATGAAAACATGGCTGAGACCATCAATCCACGCGATTTGGATGGCATTGCTATGCGCTATCTGGAGTTGCTAGAGAAGGATAAAGAAGCCCGCAAGGAGCGCGACAAGAAGTATGAAGAGGGCTTGAAGCGCACAGGCATGGGCAATGATGCCCCCGGCGGCGCTACCTTTGCTGGAGCTTCTAAGGTCGTTCACCCCGCTATGGCTGAGGGATGCGTGGACTTTGCTGCCCGCGCAATGAAGGAATTGTTCCCGCCTGATGGCCCCGTCCGTACAAAGATTATGGGCAAGGTTGACGACGAGAAGACCGAACGCGCTGAACGCAAGCGTGACTACATGAACTGGCAGATCACCGAGCAGATTGAAGAGTTCCGTGACGAGCAAGAACAACTGTTGACCCAGCTTCCGCTTGGCGGCTCACAATACTTCAAGATCTGGTACGACGAGCATAAGAAGCGCCCGTGCGTTGAGTTCTTGCCGATTGACCGTGTGATCCTGCCATTTGCAGCCACCAACTTCTACACCGCACAACGCGCCGCTGACGTGAACGAAATCACCCAGTGGGAATTCAAGCGTCGTGTCAAATCCGGCATGTACCGTGATGTTGATTTTGTCCGCGCCACTCAAGAGATAACCCCAACTTCCGCCCAGAAGGCCAACAATAAGATTGAAGGCAAGCAGTGGGATGACAATGAAGATGGCGTACGCAAAGTTTTCCACATCTACACATGGCTGGAACTGGAAGACGACAAGTTTTCCAAAGGTGAGTCCGCACCCTACATTTTGATGGTCGATGAGATCACCACTGAAGTCGTTGGCCTGTACCGCAACTGGGAAGAGACAGACAAGACAATGACCAAGCTGGATTGGATTGTCGAGTTCAAATTCATCCCATGGCGCGGCGTTTACGCCATCGGGCTACCTCACCTTATCGGCGGTCTTTCAGCGGCCCTGACGGGCTCATTGCGGGCCCTGCTGGACTCTGCGCACATCAACAACGCTGCCACCATGCTCAAGCTCAAGGGAGCCAAGATGTCGGGCCAGTCCCAGCAAGTGGACGTGACTCAGGTGGCTGAGATTGAGGCGGCTCCCGGCGTGGATGACATCCGCAAAATTGCCATGCCGATGCCGTTTAACCCGCCGTCGCAAGTCCTGTTTGAGCTTTTGGGTTGGCTGGATAACGCCGCCAAGGGCGTGGTGACGACCGCAGAAGAGAAAATTGCTGACGTAAACGCTAATTCGCCCGTTGGAACTACACAGGCGTTGATTGAGCAGGGAGCCGTGGTGTTCTCAGCCATTCACGCACGACTGCACGACAGTCAGGCGCGGGTTCTGAAGATCCTTGGTCGCTTGAATCGCTGGTATTTGGACGAGCAGCACAAGGGTGAAGTGGTTGCTGACCTTGAAATCAGCCGTGAAGACTTCGCCACCAACACCGATGTAGTGCCTGTAAGTGACCCGCACATCTTCTCTGAGACCCAGCGCATGGCTCAGATGCAGGCTGTGATGCAATTGATGGGCAGCAACCCCGATGTCTTCAACAAAAAGAAGGTCATTGAGCGGTTTTTGAAGCAGATGAAGGTTCCCGCCATCAATGAATTGATGATTGACGTGCCTGCGCCTGAGATGCGTACCATCGCTGACGAGAATGCGGCTATGTCTATTGGTCAGCCAGCCTATGCATACATCCAGCAAGACCACATTGCCCACATTCAAGGGCATTTGCAGTTTGCCAACGACCCTGCATATGGTTCTAACCCGTTCTTTGCGCCGCAATTTACTCCGCATGCCATCGAACACATCAAGCAGCACATGACTTTGTGGTACTTGAACCGCATGAATGGCTATGTACAGCAGTCTCGCGGTGGAAAACCTGTGACTAACTATGAGGATGTGAAGCTGACAGGCATCATTGACCAAGTATTTGCCGCTGTTGGGCAGCATGTAAGCTTGGATACGCAAGAAGTGTTCCAGCAAATCATGCCGCAACTGCAACAACTGATGCAGCGCAACCAACAATTGCAGCAGCCACCTCAGTTGCCCCCGGATGCACAGGTTGTCAAGGACACCAGCATGGCGGAAACCCAGCGCAAGGCTCAAAAAGACCAAGCAGACGCTCAATTTGCGGCCCAAAAGTTGCAAGCCGAGCAACAAGAGCACCAGATGGACATCCAAACAAAGATTGCCATTGAAAATGCAAAGCTGTCGCACCAAACTATCCAAAATTTGGGTCAGGCGCAGTTAGATATGGCGCAAAACCCGCCACAACCACCACAACCACCACAAGGAGCGCCAAATGGCATCTGATAACGAACAAAAAAGCGTCAATGTGCCCATGCACAAGCGTCTTGCCATGGGCGAGAAGCTGGACGGTGCAAGCTTGCAGCCCAAAGGCGGCAAATCCACCGAGTCTAAACCTCACAAACCCCAAGGCGGCTTGTCTGCACTGAAGAAAAAATGACATCCGAACTGATCCACATGATCAAGCTTCGGCAGGCTGAGATAGGTGTCTCATTGGCTGAGGGTAATGCCTCAACATGGGAGACCTATCAAAGGATGGTTGGTGAGAACGTAGGACTCGCATGGGTCTTGCAGATGATCAACCAGAAGTTGGAAGAAGAAGACCGGGGTTGAGATACCCCATAAATCCGTTGCACTGAAAGATGTGCGTGTTGCGCTGAAATATGCGCGTTTTGGAGAAAAAATGACCGATAACGTAATCCCTATGTTCGGGGGCGATCAAACTGTGCCGCCTTCAGAAGAACTCAAATGGGCCTTCCCTGATGTACCAGCAGGTCAAAGCCCTTTCGGTGGACGAGTAATTGTCCAACTGCGCCGAATCAAGAAAAAAGCAGGAATGATCATCATCGTTGATGAGACAAAAGAAAATGAAAAGTGGAACAACATGATTGGCAAAGTCGTGGCGCTGGGCCCGCTCGCCTTCAAGAACCGCGACACCATGCAGCCATGGCCCGAGGGTACATGGGCGCAAGTTGGTGATTACGTCCGAGTCCCAAAGTGGGGCGGAGACCGTTGGGAACGCCCTGTTCTTGATGACGAAGATCCCGTCCTGTTTATGACCCTCAATGATCACGAGTTGATTGCCAAGGTCACAGACAACCCGCTTTCATTTAAAGCTTTTGTTTAAGGAGCCATCATGGCAGAAAAAGATAAGCAAGAAATAGAACTGCACGTCAAGGAAGAAAAGGACGGCTCAGCCGTTGTTGATTTGCCCGAGGGCATCGACATGGGTGACGAGCTTGACGAGAAGTTTGAGCAGCCAGAGCCAAAGGTTGAGGCAGATGGCGGCTTGGTCGAGGAGGATGATCCAGACCATCCTGATGACACTGACGCTGTTCGTGAGGCCAAACGCGCCCGCCGCAGGTCAAAACGCGCATTGGCTAGAGATACAAACCGCGAGCGTGAGCTTCAACTGTTGCAACTCAAGCGCCAGAATGAGGAAATGGCCCAGCGCATGGCTGAACTGGAGCGCAAAGCCCAGTATTCAGAACTCAACCAGCTTGACAAGCAGATTGAAGACGAAAACCTTCGCCTTGAATACGCTAAGATGAAAATTTCCGAAGCCGCTGCCGTTGGTGACGGGGATGCAATGGTTCAAGCGCAAGAGATGCTGTATGACTCTAAGCAAAAGTTAAATTCTTTATCTGGAGTTAAGCATCAATACGCCCGTCAAGCACAAGCACCCAAGCAAGAAAGAATTGATCCACGCATGCAAATGCAGGCCACAAAGTGGATTGAACGCAATGCTTGGTACAAACCTGACTTAGGTGACACTGACAGCCGCATTGCAAAAAGCGTGGACGAAGAGTTAGTTAAAGAGGGCTGGAATCCTAATGAGGCAGATTATTGGGATGAGCTTGACAGCCGCTTGCAAAAGTACTTACCCCACCGCTACAATGCCAATGCAGAACAAAATTCGTCTGTGAGAAAACCGAGGAATGTAGTGGCTAGTTCAGGACGCGAAGCGTCAGCATCTTTTGGTGGATCGAATCGCACCTTTACGCTCTCTCCAGAACATGTGAGAGCAATCAAGGAGGCGGGAATGTGGGACAACGTGGAAACACGCAACCGCATGATCCGTAGATACGCACAACAAGCCCGAAACATGGAAGGTAATTAATCATGAATGAATCTCGTTTAAAAAAATCTTTGAATGCTGGTGGACGCGAAGACCGCTCAAGTGGGGACGTATCCCGCCAAGCACCTGAAGAAAAGTTCCCCTCAAATGATGAACGTCGCAAGATGTGGACTGATGAGTGGACGCAATCGGCAATGCCCAAGACACCCGAAATACCGGGATGGCATCTCTGTTGGCTCTCAACAAACAACAGTTACGACAGTATTGAAAAGCGCATGCGTTTAGGATACGTTCCCGTGAAAGCGGATGAGTGTTCTGGATTTGAAAATAATCGCGTCAAGGCTGGCGAACATGTTGGATATATATCTTGCAACGAGATGTTGCTCTTTAAGATCCCTATGGATGTCTATCAGGATTACATGACTCACTTCCATCACGACATTCCCCGTGAAGAAGAAGAAAAGGTCAAAATTCAGATAGAGAGCCTGCAAGGTCAGCGAGACAGCAACGGAAAGTCGCTAGTGAGTGTTGAGGGTGATGGAATGGGTAATTTTAGTCAGCAACCAAGAGCAACACCCGTATTTCACGGGTAACTCAAAAAAAGGAGTTTCTTATGTCTAGTACATCCGCTCCGTTTGGTTTGCGCCCTGCGTTCCACCCTTCTGGTCTGGATCGCGCCCAAGCGCTTGCTAACGGCATCACATCAGGTTATTCCACTCAAATTTTGAAGGGTCAACCTGTCGCTTACTCTGCTTCGGCAGGTGTAATTGTTCCTCTCACAACCAATCCCGCTTCAGGCTCTTCAGTTGCTTGGTCTGGCGCATTTGCTGGTGTTGAGTGGACTGACACAACTGGTCGTCGTCGCGTGTCCAACTACTGGCCTGCAAGCACTGCATTCCAGACTGGTTCATGCGTTGCTTATTTCTACAACGACAACAACATCGTTTATGAAATCCAAGCCGATGGCGCAATGGCTCAAACCACTATTGGTAACGAGTACAACTTCACTAACGTGACTTCTGGTTCTAGCACCACTGGTCTGTCTCAAGCCACTCTTGGTTCTGCGACAGCCGCTGGTAGCGGTACACAAGGTCAAATGCGTGTTGTCGATCTCGCGCCATATGTGGACAACGCATGGGGGGACTCATACACGATTGTTCGTGTTGTGTGTTCACATTCTCAACTCTTCGGTAGCTTTACTGCTATCGCCTAATTAAGGAGCTAAATTATGGCAGCCCCAATGCGCAGTACGGACTTTAGAAGCATTGTTGAACCAATTCTCAACGAATGCTTCGATGGAGTCTATGACCAACGTGCCGACGAGTGGAGCCGTGTGTTCCGCGAACAAGACGGCATTCCCCGCAACTACCACGAAGAGCCTGTCCTTTATGGATTTGGTGCTGCACCCCAGTTGCCTGACGGCACTCCGGTGACATACCAACAAGGTGGTGTTCTGTTCTTGAAACGCTATGTGTACAAAGTGTATGGCTTGGCCTTCGCTTTGACCAAAGTGTTGTATGAGGACGGCGACCACATCCGCATCGGTCAGACTTATGCACGTCACTTGGCTCAGTCTTTGGTGGAAACCAAAGAGTTGTTGTCAGCAAACGTGTTGAACACCGCCTTCAACTCAAGCTACCCCGGTGGCGATGGCGTTTCTTTGATTAGCACTGCTCACCCCATCGTGAACGGTACTTTCAGCAACCAGTTGTCTACTGCTGCTGTCCTGTCACAGACATCTCTTGAACAGATGTTGATTCAGGTTCGCCAAGCAGTTGACAACAACGGCAAGCGTATTCGTCTGGTTCCCCGCCAATTGGTGGTGGCTCCCGGCAATATCTTCCAAGCCGAAGTGTTGTTGAAATCTGTTCTGCGTACTGGTAACGCAAACAACGACATCAACCCCGTTAAGTCTATCGGCCTGTTGGACGAAGGCGCAGCGGTTCTGTCACGTTTGTCTTCCAGCACTGCATGGTGGGTTCAGACCGACGCTCCAGAGGGCATGAAGCTCCTGATGCGCCGTCGTCTGGAGAAGACCATGGAAGGTGACTTCGAGACTGACTCTATGCGCTACAAAGCGACAGAGCGTTACGACGTTGGCTTCACTGATCCTCGTGCTATGTACGGCACACCCGGCGCTTAATCAACGCCGAAACGGGGGAGGGGTCACAAGCTCCTCCCCATTTTTAAATCCTCGTCAAACTTTTCAAGGAGAAGACGATGCCTCAATTTTCAGATGACCTTTTCTTAGGCCCTGCCCAAACTTACATGGGTACTGGCATTCGCCCCTATACCACCACAGCAACTGGCGGTACTGGCGGCTCTTCCTCAAGCACTCTTACCATCACCGCATTGAACCAAGGCGCTCCAATTGTTGTTGGTATGTATATTGACGGTTCAAGCGTAACTGATGGCACTTACATTACCGCTTTTGGTACTGGCAATGGTGGCACTGGAACGTACACACTGAACCAAGCAATCAATATTGCAAACACTACTGCATTGACCTTGCATGGCAACATTCAATTTGATGACCCAGCCCTGATGGATTTGGGTGTTGGCCCTATTGGTCGTATCTATGTTTGGGATGTCATTCCTCAAGCATTGGCGACCAACAACATTGCCGCATCACAGACTCCTGCTGCTTCTGGCAATTTGACTTTGACTGCTGGCACTTCAGTCAAGTCTGTGGTTCGTCCAGACGGAACTACTGTTCTGCAACTTGACTTGCCTCGCGCTGTTCAGTTGACTACAGCATCTGGCACGATCTCTACAAGCCGTACCTTGACTGTTTCTGGTTACGACTACTACGGTCAGCCAATGAGCGAAGCAATCGCAACTGGCACTACCTCTTCTGCCGTGGCTAACGTTAAGGGCAAAAAAGCATTCTTCCAAATCTCTAGCATTGCAATCAGCGGCGCTTTGCCAGTGGCAATCACTGTTGGCACTACTGACATTTTGGGTCTGCCTGTTCGCGTGTTTAACGTGGCATACCTTGCAAGCGTTAAGAGCAACAACACATTGGCACAAGATGCTGGTACGTTTGTAGCCGCAGACACTGCGACTGCTACAACCACTACTGGTGATGTTCGCGGTACATATGTCCCGGCAACTGCATCGGACGGTATTGTTCGTACAGTGATGGGTATTTTGTTGCCCGGCATCGCGGTTGGCCCCAATGCAACCCGCACTGGCGCTCTTGGTGTTACACAGGCCTAATAGGAGGTTTTCATGGCTACTAAAAACAGTGCAGGGGGCTTCAAGCAGATGCCCAAAATGGAGACCACCGAGCCTTCAGTCATCTTAAAGATGAAAAAAGGTGGTCATGTGAATACCAAGCACCTCGAGAAGGGTGAGCATGGTCACATGCCAATGACGAGCAATCCAAAGTATCGTGAGTCAATGGAAAGCGAAGAGGGAAATTCACCTAAAAAGCCTTCCATGAGCGAGCGCAAAAAAGCGATGAACCCCAACTTCAAAGGCGGCGGTAAAGTTGAGCATAAGGCTGATGGCGGCATGATGGGCAACCCTCAAGCAATGGCTGCAATGGCTAATCCAGCCATCCGCGCGGCTATGGCAAAACGCGCCTTGGCTAAACGTGCAATGATGGCTCAGCCCGGCGGCGCACCAATGGCTCAACCTATGGCCTCCCCAGCAATGGGCGCAGGCTTGCAGCCCGGCATGAAAAAGGGCGGCAAAGCTACTGCTAAAGAGCTTCACAAGCTTGAAAAAGAACTCAAGCACCACGAGCATATGAAGGCAGGCAAAGCTCATCACGGCTTGAAGTCTGGCGGCTTGGCTAAGAAGGGTGAAGCCTTTGAAGTCAAGACAACTATTGAGCATGACGAGAAGCCTTATGTCCGCACCAAGATGCATGACGGCGACAAAACTGATCGTGCGCACGGTACTGGTGATGTCAAGATGGGCAACGCAGGCGGCTTCAAGCATGGCGGTCACGCACACAAGAAACATCACTATGCTGCTGGTGGCACGATTGAGGGCAATGAAGGCCCTTACGAAGACACAATGATGCATGATGGCGATCACAATGACTCTGCTCACGGAACTGGCGGTGTTCGCATGGCTAATGCTGGCGGTTTCAAGCACGGAGGCAAGGCCAAGCACCATTACGCTCACGGCGGAACCATTGAGCATGACGGCAATTGGGAAAACCGCCCTGCTGATACTGCCAAGCCCGGCAAGACCAACACCAAGACTGGCGAAGTCAAGGAGTCCAATGCTGGCGGCTACAAGCACGGAGGTAAAGCCTCAAAAAAAGCCTACGCCACGGGGGGAAGTGTTAACGATGAGGGCAAGGCAGTAAAAATGCCTCGTCACTTCGTTTCTCAACCCGTGGCAAACAGCTTGCAATCCGGCACTTTTAAGCATGGCGGCAAGGTAAAAAAGTTTGATGATGGCGGCTCTACAAGCAATGACAAATACACAGTCAAAGATCCAAAGGCTGTGTCCGACAAAGCAAGCAGAGATCTTGAAGAAGCTTTGAATCCCTTCAGCATGGCAAAAGAGCTTTATGGCAAGGCAAAAGATTATTTCACGCCACCTGCCGGGAGCGTAACCAAGACAGAAAAATCTGTTACGGTGGCTCCTAGCAAGAAGCGCGGCGGAAAAGTCTGTTAAATCCGGCGGGGGCTCAGGCCCCTGCTTTTTCAAGGATAAATTATGAGTAACGGCATTGTTTCGTCAATCACTCGCGGCGGTCAATTTGAGCCATTTGACCTTCAAGTTTCAAGAAATCAAATCTTGGGCCACAGCCCGGCAAATATATTTGCTTATGGCACTACGCCAGCAACAGCAGGTTTGTTTAGAACTGTTTGGGAAAACATGTCAACCACTGACTATGTGTTTCCAACTTCCGCAAGCACAATGAATTTGGTTAGCACTGTAGGCACAGACACAGCAACAATCACTATTGTTGGTACAGATGCAAGCTATAACTTAATCACAGAAAACCTTGTGTTGAACGGTACGACAAACGTCCCAACCGTTAACTCATATTTCAGAATCAATAACATATCCGTCTCTGTTGGCTCTGCAACAAACCCTTCAGGTGTAATTACACTGTCGGTCAGTTCAACTGTTTATGCTCAAATAAACACCGCTACTGTCAACGGCGTAACCGCAAGCATTGGCACATCACAGATGGGTGTATATACCGTACCAAAGGGGTACACATTTTATGGGTACAGATACGGCGCATACTCTTCTTTCAACGGCAATAGCGCCAACTACACCACATACAGAGCATTGACAAACGCTTCATCGGGCGTTCAAAGAGTTATTGTTCAAACTCCTTTCAATACCACCTATGAAGTGCAGCGACACTTTCCGTTCCCTTATGTGGCTGGTACTGATTTGAGATTCCAAGTTGCAAGTAGCGCAGCCACTGCGGCTGTTGTAAGCATCAACATTGGCGGTGTTTTGGTAGAAAACAGCAACTTGTTGACTGTACCGGAAGGATAATTATGCCTTTGATCAAATCAAAATCTGAAAAAGCATTCAAGAAGAATATTGCCACTGAGGTCAAGGCTGGTAAACCAGTCAAGCAGGCCGTGGCAATCGCATACAGCACCAAACGCGCCGCACCAAAGAAGAAGGCTGATGGTGGAAAGTGTGAGTGGTAATCATGTCAAAAAGGGGGCTATATGCCAATATCAATGCAAAACGCGAAAGAATCGCTGAAGGCTCTGGGGAGCGCATGCGCAAGCCGGGTTCAAAAGGCGCTCCAACTGCTGAAGCTTTTAAAGAGTCAGCCAAAACAGCAAAATACGCAAAAGGCGGAGTAAGCCTTGCTGTTGGTCGCGGTGAGAAATTACCCGTCTCCAAAGGCGCTGGATTGACCGAGAAGGGTCGAGAAAAGTACAACCGAGAGACAGGTAGCCATCTGAAGGCTCCGCAGCCTCAAGGCGGTTCTCGTAAAGATTCTTTTTGCGCAAGAATGAGCGGCGTAGTTGAGCATTCAAAGGGCGATGCTGAGAGAGCAAAGGCATCGTTGAAGCGCTGGAAATGTCCCGGCTGGTAAGGAGTTGAAATGGCCCCCGCACAAGGATCAGCAAACGCAATCGGCGGATCATCATCAGAAGAGAGTGATGTTCCAAGAGCCACTGGCGAAAATGTCGGCGGCTTGATTCTTGCGGGCCAAAACAATCCTTACAAAAAGGGCGGCAAGGTCAGCTTGAAAACTTGCAAAGTAAAGACGCATCAAAAAAGTAAATCTTCACCCAGTTGGTAAAGGAAACATCATGACAATGACAGGTAATTACAAATTAAGCCCGGCTCTTAAAGAAGCAACTGATCGGGCTTCAAAAATGATGGCTGAAGGCAAAGCTGAAAAAATGCCAGCCCGTGAAGAGACAGAAAGTCGCTTGGCGGCTCGCAAACAAGAAAGCGAAAACGCAGAGCGTGAGGCCGCAAAACGTGACGCGGCTGATTTGCCGAACCTTAAGAAGCGCCACGCTGAAATGGAAGCAACCTACAACAAGGGCAAGAACTATGAGTATGCCGACCGAGAGCAAAACCTGTCGGATGAAGAGCGCTCAGCCCGCGACGTTAAGGGTGGCATGATGAATTTGGCCCAAAGAATCCACAATGTCAAAAAACATGGCTTCAAACAGGGTGGCAAAATCAACTTAAAAGATTGCGGTGTTTCAACACACGAAAAAAACCCTAAACACAAAAATTGCTGGTGAGGTAAACAATGGCATATTCAGGCACGATTGGTCAAACAGTCATCACAGTTCAAAACCTGATAGATGATGGCGCTCGTCGTGCTGGAAAACTGGCTGAAGAGTTGACTGTTGAGCAAATCCAATCAACAAAACGCGCATTGTTTTATTTGCTTAGCAACCTGATTAACCAAGGCATACAGTATTTCGCCATTCAAAAGGTTGTTTTGGGTTTAACTCCAAATGACTATGAATATCAGCTTCCAGTGGGCGGGAATGATGTTTTAAATGCCCTTTATAGAACTTTGACGCGCCCTGTGGGTGGATATGCGTCATCTGCTGGCGGTGTGGTTGGAAATGCTTTTGATGGCAATTTAAATACCTACTGTCAACAAACGAGTGCGGCGGGAAATATTTCTATTAATTATGGCAATCAAACCAATTACATTGGTTCTATTGGTTTTATGCCTTACATTTCTGGCGGCGGAAGTCAGACATGGGACTATGTTTTTGAGTCATCAATTGATGGAACAACTTGGAAAACTTTATATACAGGAACTTCGGTATCTGTGACTGATGGACAGTGGGTTTGGCAGGACATTGATCCGGGGGCAAATGTTGCAAATTACCGCATGCGGGCAACTGGCACAACAACTTTGTCATTGCGTGAGCTTTACTTTGGTACGAATAGCACTGAAATCACAATGGCTAGATTGAACCGTGATGATTACACTAATTTGCCAAACAAAAATTTTACCGCCAATCAGCCGTACCAGTATTGGTTAAATCGAACGATTCCGCAGGCAACCATTACGATATGGCCCACCCCATCAGATCCGTTTGTCCAGATGGTGGTGTGGTACTCAGCCCAGATTCAGGATGTGGGGGCATTGAGCGGTCAATTGGCTATTCCTGATCGCTGGTTGATGGCAATCCAAAACATGCTGGCTCACCAGATGGCGCAGATTTTGCCCGGAGTTGATGTGGGTCGTGTTCAATACTTGGAAGGTCAAGCCGAAAAGTATTTCAACATGGCAGAGCAGGAAGAACGCGACAAATCGCCTATTTACCTTGCGCCAAACATTGGCGTGTACACGAGGTAATCATGCCTAGATTCCTTAACACTGACGGCAATGCCAGTATTGCAATTTTTATTTGCGATAGATGCCGCATGAAAAGGGCAATTGATGAAGCTCAGCCTGACCCAAACTTCCCCGGCCTCTCTGTGTGCCGTCAAAATTGCGCCGATGAGAAAGATCCTTATCGTTTGCCTGCTAGGAAAACTGAGAAGATTACTTTAAAATTCCCTCGTCCAGATGTCAGTGTGGCTGTTGATCCAAACGCAATCATTACAACTGGAAGCAATCAGTACGATCTGTCTCCAGAGCAAAATGTGCAGACACCCGAGAACAACGGAAACCTTGATACCTTGAGTCCATCACCGGGGCAATAAATGGCAAATTTAACCATAACGCAATTACCAAACGCTCAGACCTTAACTGGTACTGAGGTTGTGCCTGTTGTTCAAAATGGCGTGACGGTACAAACTACCGCGCAGGCAATAGCCCAATCAGGTGGCGCTGGCGCTGGCACTGTTACTCAGGTTAGTACGGGTACTGGACTGACGGGTGGGCCAATCAACACGACGGGAACTATTTCTCTTACCAATACAGGGGTAACGGCTGGCTCCTATACAAACTCAAACATTACTGTTGATGCACAAGGTCGCATTACAAATGTTGTAAGCGGGAGCAGTGGAGCCACTGGAACCGTTACAAATGTTTCTGTCGTTTCGGCTCGCGGATTTACGGGAAGTGTATCCAACCCAACAACAACGCCTGCTATTACTCTTGGCACATCGGTTACAGGTCTTTTGCAAGGTAATGGAACATCAATATCTGCCGCAACATCTGGCACTGATTACGCTCCAGCAACAAGCGGTTCTGCAATTCTTTATGGAAATGGTTCTGGCGGATTTAGCAATGTAACAATTGGAAGTGGATTATCATTTTCTACTGGAACTTTATCGGCTACTGGCGGTGGTTCTGGAACAGTTACAAATGTAGCGGCAACTGTGCCTAATTTTTTGTCTGTAACTGGTTCGCCTATTACTACAAGCGGTACTTTAGCAATTAGTTATTCTGGAACGGCTTTGCCAATTGCTAATGGCGGCACGGGTCAAACAACGGCTAACTCTGCTTTAAATGCTCTTTTACCAAGTCAAACAGGCAATAGCGGAAAATATTTAAGCACTGATGGCACAAATACTTCTTGGGTGGCAAGTAGTGGTAGTGGTACTGTAACGAGTGTTTCTGTTGTTTCTGCAAACGGTTTTGCGGGAACTGTAGCCAATTCCACAACAACACCCGCCATTACTCTTACGACATCAATTACAGGTCTTTTAAAGGGTAATGGTACTGCTATTTCGGCGGCTACCTCGGGCACTGATTATGCGCCTGCCACGAGCGGCTCTGCAATTCTTTATGGAAACGGCTCTGGTGGTTTTAGTAGCGTAACGATTGGGACAAACCTTTCATTTACTGGCGGAACATTAAATGCCACTGGCGGTGGCGGAATGACTTATCCCTCCGCTGGTATTGCCAATTCCACAGGATCGGCATGGGGAACATCGTATTCAACTACCGGCAGTGGCACTGTAGTTGCGTTAGCTACATCGCCAACTTTTGTAACACCTATTTTAGGAACGCCACAGTCAGGTAATTTTTCATCTGGTACTTTTACTTGGCCTACATTTAATCAAAATACAACAGGCTCAGCCGCCACATTAACAACTGCCAGAGCAATCTACGGCAATAACTTTGATGGTTCTGCCGCACTTACTCAGATTATTGCGTCTACTTATGGCGGTACTGGCAATGGATTTACCAAGTTTTCCGGCCCAACAACCACAGAAAGAACTTTTACGCTTCCAGACGCAACGGCTACTATATTAACCAGCAATGCGGCAGTTACTCCAGCGCAAGGCGGTACAGGTGTTGCAAATAATGCGTCAAGCACCATTACAATTTCTGGAGCTTTTGGAACAACATTAACCGTTTCTGGAACGACCTCTGTAACCTTGCCGATAAGTGGAACGCTATCCACATTGGCTGGCACTGAGACATTGACAAACAAGCGGGTTGATCCAAGAGTTACTTCAGCCGCATCGGCATCAACTTTAACGCCAAGCATTGCAACGGCTGATGTTTATGCTTACACCGCTTTGGCGGCTAATTTAACTATCAATGCGCCAACAGGAACGCCTGTAGATGGGGATAAGTTGATATTTAGAATTTTGGATAACGGAACACCTAGAAATTTAACTTGGGATGCCACATATACGGTTATTGGGGTCACTCTACCAACAACAACAACTGCAAATAAAACGGTATATGTTGGCTGTATTTACAACGCCTATGGCGCTAGTGGTACTGGTCGTTGGGATGTTATTGCAGTAACTACACAGGCTTAATCATGGCAAATAAATACTGGGTAGGCGGAACTGGTAATTGGGACACATCGTCCACCAAATGGGCAACCGCAGACGGCGGCGCAAGTACACAAACTTTTGCGACTGGGGACACTGTTTTTATTACAAGTAAAAACGCCCCCAACTGGGCGGCATTAACAACTTTATCTTTAGGCGCAATTAGAAGCCCAACCACAGGCAATGGTTACTATTATGAAGTAACTACTGCTGGAACAACGGGCGCAACTGAACCTACTTGGCCTACTCCAGAGGGAACTACCGTTACAGATGGAACGGTAGTATGGACTTGTAGATTGGCAACTGTTACTCTTTCAACGAGTGTTAGCGCGTTAACTTTAACAATGACAGGGTTTGCGGGTACATTAGCATTTGGGGCAAACACTATTTCGGTGTCTGGAACGGGCACTGTTTTTACAGGCGCAGCCACCTACAGTGTTTCAGGCACTCCATTAATATTGGTAACAAATACGGCGGCAACTGCAAGAGCAATAACCACTGGCGCAGTATCAGAAGCGCAAAGTATAAGTTTTAACGTTAATGCTGGCGGAAGCACTTTCACAGTGAATTCTTCAAGTGCTGTTAGAGATTTAATTTTTAGCGGTTCATTTAATGGGTCATTTCCCAACGCGGCGGCAACTATATATGGAAATTTAACATTTAGTTTAACAACGACTGTAACCGCAGGCACAGGGGTAAGAACATTTGCAGGAAGCGGAACGCAAAAAATAACTTCTAGCACTAAATTTTTAGATTTTCCTATTACGCTTGCAGGAACGGGAACAGTTCAATTACAAGATGCGTTAAACGTAGGAACATCCACATCAAGAACAATTACACTTACATCTGGTACGCTTGATTTAAACGGATTTACCCTTACTAATTTTGGTGTTTTTTCTTCTTCAAATTCAAATACAAGATCAATAGCATTTAACGGCGGGAATTACACAAACACGTTAAATACTGCAACGACTGTGGTGAGCATGGGGACAACTACAGGATTTACTTATACCGGAACTCCAACTTTTAATATTACTGGAAACACAACAGGGGTCACAACAACTGTTTCATTTACTGGGACTGAAACAAATTCACTTAATATAAATGTTTCGTCTGGCGTGGGCACAGTTGCATTGACTGGCACGTTTAAAAATATTAATTTAACGGGCTTTACTGGGACGCTTAGTAATACCACCAGAACTATTTATGGCAATTTAATTATTCCGTCAGGAATAACTGCATTGACAGCAGGAGCATCTGTAACTACATTTGCCGCTACAAGTGGAACGCAACAAATAACTTCTAATTCAAAAATTTTAGATTTTCCATTGACGTTTTCTGGAACGGCTACTTATCAGTTACAAGACGCACTAGCTGTAGGATCGGCAGGAACAAGAACAATTACTTTTACATCAGGAACACTTGATTTAAATAATTTTATATTGACGCATTATGGTATTTTTAGCTCAAGCAACATAAACACAAGATCAATCATTTTTGGGACTACTGGCAGGATAGATAACACGCTTACTACCGGTACAGCGTGGCAAATGGCTGACCTGACCAGTTTTTCATTTACCGGCACATCTAATGTTAGATTTACAAGTATTGTTGGCGCATTTACAGTTCAACATGGAACAACTAATGGCTTAGAAGCGCAAGCATTATCCTTTGCTTTTGGTAATAATCCCACAACTATAACTCTAGGCACTTCTTGGATATTAGATTTAACTTTACTTAGTGGCTTTGCTTCGTCAACATCGCCAACATTTAGTCCTACTACTATTTCAATATATGGAAGCTATCTAGATCAAACCACATCATCATTCACAGCACCTGTGGCTTTAAATTTGGTTGCTACTTTAAAAACAACAAATTACATCACCGTAACATCTGGAATCCCGCCAACTACTGTAACTGTTAATGCGGGAAGCGGTGTAACTTATAAACTTTTGACGCAAGCATTTTTCAGCACTTTAAATATTCAATCTTCATTTGACTCAAACAGCATTGATTTTACTGCTCAGTCAAGTTTTAACGTTAGTGGCTCAAATACAAAAACTCTAACACTTAATTCTATTTTAACTATATTTAGTGGTTCATTTACTGATTCATCATCAAGCACTACATATAATTTAACTGGTTCTACAATCAAATACAGTAACACTGGGACATTTAATGCGCCTAATGGTACTTTTCCGTATGTATTGCTTAATGGCTCAGCTTCAAACACCACACTTACTATAGGCGGATCGGGTTCTAACCCAACAATAACAACATTGGCAATTACGTCAGGTAGCAATAAAAGAATAATTTCTATTTTTGCTGGATCAACGCTGAATGTCACTAATCTGTCTATTGATGGTACTGCTTCTGCTACCAATAATTTACAATCAACAACAGCGGGAACTCAAGCCACTATAAGCAGTACAAGCGGAACTATCACAACAAATTATTTGACCATAAAAGATAGTGCGGCTACTGGTGGTGCGGTGTGGAGAGCGCCAACAACCGCCGGAAACGTGGATGGTGGAAATAATAGCGGGTGGATTTTTGGGGCTTACACGCCATCAACAGGCAACTTTTTGATGTTTTTTTAAAGTAAAATCATGAAAAACTGAGGTACAACATGGCACAAAGCGGATATACCCCAATACTGATTTATGCAAGCGGAACTGCTTCTAATGTGCCCTTGGCGGCAAACATGACCAGCAGTGCATCAGGCGCTGAATTGGCGTTGAATTATGCAGATGGCAAGCTGTACTTCAAGAACAGTTCTGGTGTTGTGACCTTGTTGGCAGGCTCAGGTGGCGGCGGCCCAGCCGCCGGATCAAACACTCAGGTTCAGTTCAACAACAGCGGCGTGTTTGGCGCGTCAGCCAACTTGACATGGAACGGCACGGCGCTGTCCACCACTGGCCTGACATTCACAGGCACAGGAAACCGCATTACTGGTGACATGACTAACGCAACTCAAGCCAATCGAGTTGCGTTTCAAACAAGCACAGCAAATTCTGCTACTACAATTACAGTTATTCCAAGTGGAACTGGAACGCAGTCATCTATAAATCTTTTTAATAATAGCGACCCAACAAACGCAAGTTTGTTAAATATGCTTACCAATGCCGCTGATGCCAGAATAAACTCAACAATCACAGGCACAGGCACATACCTTCCCATGACCTTTTACACAGGAGGTAGTGAGGCAGTGCGTATAGGGTCAGGTGCATCATCAGCAACAGACAAAGGCACTGTAGGTATAGGTTACACATCTTTAACAGGTGTGGGTAATAACGGACTTGCTGTTCTTGGTAACGTGGGGATTGGTACTACTTCGCCAAGCACTAAATTAAGCGTGTCTTCATCTGGCCCAAACGGCGTTGATTTAGCTGTTGATCAAGCAAATTCTGTTGCCAGTGCAAGATTGTTTTTTAGCAATGGAACTGCGGGACAAGCTTGTTCAATTAGTAACGATACTGGCGCTCTAAAATTTAATAGAGCGGCAACTGCTGGGTCTTCAACAGGCGCAGAGAGTATGCGTATCGACACCAACGGTTTAATTGGTGTTAAAGGCGCAGCAAGTACAAGTTGGTCATCAACTTATCAAGTTATTCAATATAACGCAGGCCCTGCTCTTTGGAGCGCAAACAACACCAATATAAATTTTTCATCCAACATCTATAACGATGGCACAAGCAGGTATATAACAAGTGCAGGAGCAGGATATGTTAATGCAAGCACTGGAGGCATTACTTTAAATAGTCTTCAATCAGGAACTGCTGGAAATGCTGTTACTGTTGGAGCAATTTTTAATGTAAATACGACAGACTGCGTTATGACAACTGCCAATGGCGGTCTTGGATACGGCACAGGTTCAGGTGGCACGGTTACTCAAGGCGCTGGTTCTGGCAAAGCAACTGCTGTCACGTTAAATAAACCTACAGGAGTTATCACGATGAACAATGCTGCTTTGGCGGCTGGTGCATCTGTTGTTTTTGCTCTAAGCAATACTTTGCTTGCTGCGGTTGATACTGTAATTGTTGGTCATAACGCAAATGGAGGAACTGCAAATGCTTATACAGTTCAGGCTTTAACTGTTGGCGCAACCAGTGTGTCTATTAGAGTTACTAACATTACCGCAGGTTCATTAAGTGAAGCCGTACAAATTAACTTTGCAATCATCAAAGGAGCATCAGCATGATTTTTTTAGCCGCAGTATGTCACGACATCAAATCAAACACCTTAGAAGCCACATGGCTAGAGGAGGTGTTGGATGACAATGGTCAACTTAAAGAACTTAAGCGTACCAAATGCCGCAACTACAGCGCAGAACAAAAGGATGAATTTCTTACTGACTGTGGTGCGGATGGACAAAAATATATAACTATGGCGGGCTGGTAATGAATGATTTAGAAACAGAATTTGCCGTGCATGAGGCCATCTGCGCCCAGCGGTACGAAGCCATCCAAAAGTCACTGTCTGACGGCGATAAGCGCATGACCAAGATTGAGTATCTGTTGTACGCAGTCATGATCTGTGTGTTGTTTGGCCCCGGCGTAGCTAGCACGTTCGTCAAACAGCTTTTGGGGCTATAAATTGACCCAATCACGATCCTCATCGCCGCCAAAGCTTGCGTTAGTGCAATCCGTGAAGGAACCGCGCTTTATAAACAAGCCAAAACCGCTTTCATGGAGATCAAGTCCTCGGTTGATGAAATTGTCGGAGATGCCCAA